TGTGTAACTAAAATGCATTATGGTGGGAATACACCAGATGCTGGTTCTCCACCTCCTAGAGTAAAATTTAATGCCTATGGGGACCATATTTTTAATAATGTGCCAGTAATAGTTCAAGATTTTACATTTGATTCTCCAGCAGATGTAGACTATATTAGTTGTGGCTATGAAAATAGTAGATTATCTCCCGGAGCTATGGGTGGAAAAATAGACGCAGAAAAAGTTTCATATGCTCCTACAATGAGTTTATTAACAATATCAATTGTTCCACAATATACTAGAAAAGAAATTTCTGAATTTAACTTTAATGACTTTATTAAAGGAAATTATAATAGTGGTAATAACAGAGGATTTATTTAATTATGTCTTACACAATTACCAGTCCTTGGCATCTTACAGAAATAAATGATATTCACCTTGAAACACTTACAATAAGACCTGTCCCTGTTCATCCTGAAGATTATTTGTATACAGTAGAACCTCAATATAATCATAGACCTGATCTTTTAGCTCATGACCTTTATAGTAATGCAAAGTTATGGTGGGTATTTGCTCAAAGAAATATGGATGTGTTAAAAGATCCAATATTTGATTTAGAACCTGGTGTAGAAATTTATATTCCTCGAGGGCCTGAGTTAAGAGAATTATTGGGATTATAATTATGTCTAACAAAAAAATACCTGTCCTCTGGATTACTAAATCAGGCGAGGGTTTAAATAAAGTATATAATGCTAAAGGTAGTGATGGAGAATATCTTGATATAGAATCCTGGCGGAATAAAAAAGTTAATAGTAATATTTCAGTAATAAAATCTAATCTTGCAGAAGGAGATATAGGATTTGTAGCTCCCCTTTATGAAGATTTTACTTCTAAAAGTTCAAGTCAAGAAAATGGCGCAAAGAAAAACGTTAAGGTAGATAATAATTTACAAGGAAATGCTCTTCATAAGTATAGTGCTGTTAATACAATTTTTACCTTTGCGGCTTTAACAGAAACGGAAATTAATTATCCTTCAGTATTAAAACAACGACCGCCCCAACATATTATAGCCAAATCAGGAGGAGGTTATTCTCCTGCTCATGACGGATTAGAACTTTATGTAGATGAAGTAGAAGTTAATGCTTATGTAAGTCAATCTCCAAAAACCGGACATTCAAACGCAACATCTATAAGTTTTAAAATTCACGAACCTTATAGCATAGGAAAAACTTTAGAAGCAATGCAATTGAAGGCAGAAGCGGCTAATAATGATATTGGAGGACGTAATGGAACAAGTCACTTACACGCCCAGTATGCTCTTATAATAGATTTTAAAGGTGAACAAGAAGCAGAATTAACAGTAGAAGATATAAGTCCTTTAAGAAGAATAATTCACATCAATGTTGCGAGTATGGATTTCTCTGTAAATCAAGGAGGAGCAGTATATTCAGTAGAAGCATATGCAAATAATGAACATATTTTTGCAAATCATATTGCAAAGATTGGAAAAGAAATTCATTTATCAGGAAGAACTGTAGGCGAAGTTTTACAATGGGGTAAAAATAGTTTACAAGAACAATTAAATGTAAAATTTGTAAAAACCTACTCTGCGCCAGATCCAGGAACTTATTCAGCAGATCAAGGGTATGGAAAAATAGATAAAAGAAAACCTTATGATTTTGCTATATTTTTTCCTAAAAGTAATCAATTGTTAGGAAAATCATTAAATGATGCACCGGACTATGATGGTTCTGAAGGAGCCACAGTAGTATTAGGCAAACAAATGGGACCATTAGAGAAGGGGTACATTTCTCCTACCAAATTGGAAGCCGGTATACAATCTAAGGCAGGAAAACACAAAATAGGTAAAAAAGTAAAATCGCTTTTTGGAAAAGGTGTAGATGCTTCCGTTAATTATGATTCAGGACTTAGACTTAATCAACAAACAACAGTAGGAATAGGACCTCCTTCATCAGAGGACACAATAAGAAATTTTACAGGTAATGAAATAGGTGAATCACCATTGGTGACTGATGATACTTTTTATGATAATTTAGGCCGAAAAACTCAGGAGATCGCAACAGGATCAGGAACAACAGGGAGGAAGAAGACTTCGACTCGATTTGCAATGGGTGGGAAAGCTGTGATGCTTGTATATGATAAAGAAACTGATACTTATAATAGAGGTGCTATAACGTTTGATCCTAAGGCAAGAAGTTTTAGTTTTGCAAGAGGAACACCTATTTCAACTATAATAGAACAAGTAATATTATTAAGCAAATGGGCAGGAACATTACCAGACAGAATTAGTAAGAAAAAAAATGGTCTTGTAGATTGGTTTAAAATTGTGCCTTCTAGATTTCAATTATCGGATTCTGCAATTTTAAAAGCAACTGGACGACATCCTGAAATATATGTATATTCAATAATCGCACATGAAGTAGTAGAAGGTATGTTTTTGTCACCAAGGAAGTATGCTAATAATATGGAACAATTAAAAGAGCTTTGTAATAAAAAATATACCTATCTCTATAAAGGAGTAAACAAAGATGTGTTAGATTTTAATATTGATATTAAAGCGGCATTCTATTCAAAAGTTCCACCTGATGACGGTGCTTATCCGCAAAATCATATGAATGTAAAGGGCGGAGGAATTTGGGAAGATAAAGCTCAATTTGGAGTAAGCCAAGAAGGCACTGGCCCAAACGTTAAGGGACAATTTACCGGTCAAGTAATAAATGGAAGTGTTTCTGGTCTTTCTAGTCAAGGAACAGAAACAAATTCTATAAGAGTTGCAAGATATTTTAATGACATGATACTTAATAGTAATATAGATTTGGCTGTATGCGATCTAAAAATTATGGGTGATGTTTATTGGATGCCTAATACTGGGATGAGCAATTATCAAGCAAAATATGTTGTAACAGACGAATGGAATAGGCCTGAAGGTTTTAGAGATGATGATAACACAGCACCTTTTACTTTAGGACAAATATGTTTAGTATTAGAATTTAGATCACCATTAGATTATAATGATGAAGGAGGAATGGATTTCCCCACTCAAAAGGCAAGTTCAGACCAATCAACATTAAAAGGTGGTCAAGGAGAAAATTTACAAGCTCTTAGTGGAATATGGAGAGTTATAATGGTTAATAGTCAATTTGTTAATGGTAAATTTGAACAAACTTTATCATTAGTTAGAATAAACAATCAACCATTAGCTAAACCTATACAGACAACTGAAGCAATTGTTACAAAATCAGATGGAATAGAAAAAAATGATACCTTAGATACCTCAAAAGTAGATAATCTCAATAAAGCGGATATAATAAAAGGATACCCATCTTGGACGCCACCAAACAAAAATTTAAAAAATAATTCCTGGAATTGGGGAATGATGATGGACGAATAATATGTTTGAAAGTAATGATTTTAGACCTATAGTAAAACGAGACGCTAACCAATTAGAAAAAGGGAAGATAAATCGAGATTCGGGACCATTTGAAGCAATTGTTACAAATGTTTTAGATCCTAATTATGGAGGATCCCTTGAAGTAGAACTAGTAAGAAGTATAGAAGGAGGAAATCCAATAAGATCAGGACAAAAAACTTTTGTAAAATATTTGTATCCTTTTTATGGTACTACATCTGAAAAAGGATTAACAAGCAACCCAGGATATAAAGCTAGTCAACAAAGTTATGGTATGTGGATGGTTCCACCAGATGTAGGAAATATGGTTTTAGTTATATTTGTGGAAGGACAACTTAATAAAGGTTATTGGATTGGATGTGTTCAACAAGAATTAATGAATTTTATGGTTCCAGATGGTCGGACTGCAACTCGTAATATTGATGGGACTAATGTAGAAAAAAAGAAACTACCTGTCGGAGAACATAATAAAATAAGAATGGCATTTAATAAGCCTGGACATCCTGTAAGAGAATATATTAGACTTCCAAAACCTGTAAATTCAGATTTTAAGACTGTTTTAGAAACCCAAGGATTATTAGAAGATGAAACAAGAGGCATAACAACATCAAGTGCCAGACGTGAAGTACCTTCTGCTGTATTTGGTATTAATACACCTGGACCAAAAGATAAAAAACATAGAGATTCATTGGACGGTCGTCCTCATTCGAGATTAGGAGGAAGTAGCTTTGTAATGGATGATGGTGATGACAAATTTATTAGAAAAACTAATGCAAGTGAAGGTCATTCTGAATATATTAATATAGAACGAGGTGATCAACCATCAACTGGAAAAGTAGATGTTCCACATAATGAATTAACTAGAATAAGAACCAGAACAGGTCACCAACTTCTTTTTCATAACTCTGAGGATTTAATTTATATTGGTAATGCAAATGGAACTTCTTGGGTAGAATTAAGCTCTGATGGGAAAGTAGATGTATTTGCAGAAGATAGTATAAGTTTTCATACAAAAAATGATTTTAATCTGACAGCAGATAGAGATGTAACAATAGAAGCAGGAGGAAATATAAATCTTAAAGCAAGTGGTCAATATGCAGGAGATAAAACACTTAAAGGTCCTTTAAAAGATGATGGTAGTTTAGAAAAATTAGGAAGAATACAATTAGAATCAAATGCAGAAACAAGTTTACTTGTGGGAAATGGAATGTATATTACAACAACAGGAAATTTTGAAGCACATACAACAGGTGATATGCTAGTGACTACTTTGGGTGAATTAGATATTAATACGACACAGACAACTAAAATTACATCTGGAGAAAATTTTGAAGTTCTTTCTGTTATAGATAATAAATTAACTGCGGAAAGTGGAAATACTCATATTCATACTGATTTAGAAACAAAAATTACATCAGGAGGAACATCTCATATTAAGTCGGGTGGTGATCATATAGAAACTGCTTCAAATATTCATATGAATGGTCCTGCCGCCGCTGAAGCCGGTTTGGCTCTTGAGGCTGAAAAATCTTTAGAAGTTGTACCACTTACAACTCACAAATTACCTGGACATGAAGAAAACCCAATTTTAGTGCAACGTTCACCACAACATGAACCTTGGAATCAACACGAAAATTTAAACCCATTAGCATTTAAAACTACATTAACAGATAGAGATGCGTATGAAAAAGAAGAAGGGCCAATTACAGTTACAAATGATAAAGAATTAACGCCAATACCAGATACTTTTTTAAACACATCAACTAAAGGATCGAGTTATTAAAGGAGATATATGCCAAAAGTAGCAAGAGGAGATACAACAGATACAGTAGCTACAAATCACGTGTGTACTGGAACAACAACTACAAATGAATGTTCGGGTAACGTATTTGCTAATAATATCGGTGTTGTTCGTAAAACTGATTTAGTTACTACACATACTTGGCCACCATTACCGCCGTGTCCATCTCATTCTCCGCCACTAGACGCGGATTATCAGCCTACAGTATTTGCTAATAATCTAAATGTTGCTACATTAGGTTCAAAATATAATGGATCGGAAGATATTACAACAGGTTCAAGTAACGTTTTTGCAGGAGGTTAAATAATTATATGAGCACAAAAGAAAAAGATTTATATAAACAAATTAGTATTAAGTCTAATGAAAAACCTAAGGCACCGGCTTTTCAAAGGCATTATAAAGGAATTAGTACGGCTAATCCTGATAATAATAGTTTTACACTTCACGATATTGCTTTAATTAAACAAGATATAATTAATCATTTTCATATTAGACAGGGAGAAAAATTAGAAAATCCAGAATTTGGGACAATAATATGGGATATTCTTCATGAACCATTAACAGAAAGATTAAAAGAAGTTATAGAAGAAGATGTTTCTAACATAATCAATTTTGACCCAAGAATTCAAGCTGAAGGTATAGCAATTACTTCATATGAAAGTGGTATACAAATTGAATGCAATTTAACTTATCTTCCTTATAATATATCAGAAAGTTTAAGGATGAAATTTGATGAGGACGCTGGTTTAATTTAGAAATTAACTGGGTAGTTATAGAGAGGAAATAAATATACTTAAAATAGGACATATTAATGATTAGCAGTTTTACATATACACAAAACAATAGTTACACTATTACAACTGTAACTTTAACAGATGGGTCTACGCAAACAGTTGTAAGACCAAAAGGGAAATAATGTCATCTACAGATAGACAAAATAGATTGTTATTAGCAGAAGATTGGAAAAGAATTTATCAGACTTATAAAAATGCTGAATTTAAAAGTTATGATTTTAATACAATTCGAAGAACTTTAATCACCTATTTAAGACAAAATTATCCAGAAGATTTTAATGATTATATTGAAAGTAGTGAATATCTAGCATTAATAGATATGATTGCATTTTTAAGTCAAAATATTGCTTTTAGAATAGATTTAAATGCAAGAGAAAATTATTTAGAATTAGCAGAAAGAAGAGAATCAATTTTAAGATTAGCAAGATTACTCAGTTATAATGCTACAAGAAATCAAGCGGCAAATGGAATTCTTAAGATAGATGCAATATCAACTACAGAAGATTTATTAGACAGTAATAATTTAAATTTATCAAATCAATCTGTATCATGGAATGATCCTAGTAATGCTAATTGGTACGAACAATTTATAAAAATTTTAAATGTTGCTTTACCAGTTAATGAAAAATTTGGAAAACCAGTTCGAAAAACAACAATAGATGGTATACCAACACATCAATATAAATTTACTTCTGTATCAAGTCTTGTACCAGTGTATAGTTTTGCAAAAAATATAGATGGTAAAAATACTGATTTTGAAATAGTTTCAACTACAACAGATGAATTAACTATAACAGAAGAAGCTCCATTAGCCGGAAGACAAACATCTTTAGTACATAGAGATGATGGTAGAGGTAATGGAAGTAATAATACTGGATTCTTTATGCATTTTAGACAAGGTGTTTTAGATTCAGGAGATTATGCAATTGATAATCCTAGTTCAAATCAAGCAGTTGATATAGATTCTACTAATATTAATAATACAGATATTTGGTTGTATTCTGTAAATGAATTTAATATAGAAACCGCACTTTGGGAACAACTTTCATCAACTGAAGGTAATAATGCAATTTATAATAGTACTGCTAAAAATATTAGAAATATATATTCTGTTATTACTAAAACAGATGATAGAGTAAGATTACAATTTTCTGATGGAGTTTTTGGGGATTTACCTCAAGGATCATTTAAAGTTTATTATAGAGTAAGTGATAATAGAAGATTTAAAATAATTCCTGAAGATATGCAAAATATTCAAATTGATATTCCTTATGTTAGTGAAAATAATAAAACAGAAACATTATCATTAACTATGGGATTAAAATATACAGTAGATAATGCAACTACTTCTGAAACAAATGCACAAATACGTACAAATGCTCCTTCCACTTATTATACACAAAATAGAATGATTACCGGAGAAGATTATAATATTGTACCATTAACAAAAAATCAAGAAATTTTAAAAATTAAAGCTGTCAATAGAACATCAAGTGGTATATCTAGATATTTTGATTTATTAGATGCTACAGGAAAATATAGTAATACTAATTTATATGGTAATGACGGAATAGTTTATAAAGAAGATGTAGATGATTTAGGTACTTTTACTTTTTCTACACGGACAGACATTGACGGAGTTATTATTAATACTATAGAACCTGGATTGGCGACTAAACGAATTTTTAATTTTTATACTGACAAATTTCCAAAAATTTTATTAACTGATCTTCTTCCTACGTGGACTCAAGTAACTAAAGATACAAATTTAAGTACAGGTTATTTTCAAGATGCAAATGCAACCAAATATGATGTAGGTTCATATACAGCAAGTCAATTAAAATACTTAGAAGCAGGGGCACTTTGTAAATTTGAAGCGCCAGCAGGTTATCATTTTATGTCTGATGGAACATTAATGGCGGGCGATGCCGATCATAGTGGTTCAACTACTTACAAATGGACAGGTGTAGTTAGTGTTTTAGGGGATGGCACAACAAACGATACAGATGGATCAGGCGCAATTAAATTTAATGATATTATACCAAGCAATGCAATATTAACACAGATTCTTCCAAAATTTAACAAATATCTTACTAATGATATAAAAATTCAATTAATTGATCAAATTTATTCATACAAAACTTTTGCTTTAAGATATGATGTATCATCAAGAAATTGGAAAGTAATTGATGAAAACAATCTTAACATTTATGGTACATTTAGCACAGGAAAAACAGGTGACTCTAGTAATATGCAATTAGATTCTAGTTGGATACTTTTGTTTACCAATAATGGTGAAACATATACTATGACGTCAAGAGGTATGCGTTATATATTTGAAAGTGACAAAGAAATTAGATTCTTTTTTGATAGTGCAGATAGAAATTATGATTATAAAACAGGAAAAACATTACAAGATAAAATTTCTGTATTAAGCATAAACACTGCTCCTGATGTAATAACACCAATGACTAATGAAGTCGTATTTAATATTACTAAAGAATATAGAGATGTAAATGGTTATGTAGATAGTAAAAAAATAGAATTAACTCATTATGATTCAGATCAAGACGGTATTGTAGATAATCCAACAGCATTTGATGATGTCGTTGCTTCTTCTATCAATCCTCTTACAAAATATATTTTTCAAAAAAGATATACATCATCAAATGTAGAAGATTGGAGATATGTTGATGCAACAACAGAAAGTATTATTGTAAAACAAAATACAAGTGCCATAGGTGCATATAGTACCTATGTTGATGATAGCGTAATTTATCTAGCAGATGAAGATGCATTTAAAATAGTAAACGGTACTTCTAATACACTTACGGATACAACTGATTATAAACAACATATAGGTCGAGATAAACTTAAATTTCAATACGTACATACTGTAGATGGTGATACTAGATTAGATCCTAGTTCAACTAATATTATGGATTTATATGTAGTAACTAAAACTTATAATACTAATTTTAGACAATGGTTAGATGGTACACTTTCTATAAAACCTTTACCTCCTAGTAGTTCTAGTTTATTCAATAATTATGGTACAGAACTTGCTTCAGTAAAATCTATTAGTGATGAAATTATATATCATCCTGTAAAATATAAAATTTTATTTGGATCACAAGCAGAAACTAATTTTCAGGCTTCATTTAAAGTTGTTAAAAATGTAGGTGAAGTAACTAACGATAGTGATATTAAAAGTAGAATTAAACTTGCTATTGACGAATTTTTTGCATTAGATAATTGGGATTTTGGAGAAACATTTTATTTCTCAGAATTGAGTGCTTACGTAATGACTCAATTAGCTCCAGATATTTCAATTTTCATTATTGTACCTAATGAAACAACACAAACTTTCGGTAGTCTTTATGAAGTTAAATCTGAAAGTGATGAAATCTTTGTTAGTGGGACAACGTTAGATAATATAGAAATTATAGATGCTGTAACGGCGGCTAAAATTAAATCATCTGGCAAAGTTGTATCGTCAACATCCTCGACCAGTACTGGAGTGGTGAGTTCAACAGGAGCCAGTAGTGGAAGTGGATACTAATGGCATACGATAAAAATCAAAAAGAATATCCTTTACCTGCAGGATCAGATCCAAAAAAGCGTCAGACAGCGGCATTCTTACCTAAGTATTTTAGAACACCTGTAAATGAAAAATTTCTTCATAGTACTGTAGATCAATTATTATCACCAGGATCGGTACAAAAATTAAGTGCTTATTATGGTAGAAAAAGTAGTAAAGCATATACTACTAGTGATGTTTATGTACCTGAAGTATCATCTGATAGAGAAAATTATAAATTAGAATCAGGAACAGTAATCAAAGATGATTTAGATAATACGATTTTTTATAAAGATTATATTGATTATATTAATCAAATTAAAGCGTTAGGTGGTAATGTAGATAATCATAGCATTCTTAATAAACAAGAATTTTATGCTTGGGCTCCTCATATACATTGGGACAAATTTTATAATTTTAGAGAATATTATTGGATGCCATATGGTCCATTGACTGTAAGTGTTACCGGACAACAAGAAAATGTTCAAAGTACCTATACTGTAGAAATTAAAAACAATGTAGATAGTTATGCATATTTGTTTACCCCAGATGGGTTAACTCAAAATCCTAGTTTAAAATTATATAGAGGTCAAACTTATAATTTTGATATATCAACACAAGGTTTACCTTTTACAATTAAAACTGTTAGATCTTTAAGTAATGATTATCTTTATAATGACGGAGTTTCTGCACAAAACGTAGAATCAGGAACAGTAACTTTTACAGTACCTATAAACGCACCTGATCTTTTATATTATGGTAGTGCTAATGATATTAATGTATTTGGTGAATTTAAAATTTATAATATTAGTGAAAACACTTCTATAAATGTAGATGCAGATTTTATAGGTAAAAAAACTTATATTTTTGAAGATGGTACAAAACTTTCAAATGGAATGAAAGTTAATTTTAGAGGAAATGTAACACCAGACAAATATAAAACAGATGAATGGTATGTTGAAGGTGTAGGAGAATCTATTAAATTAATTAAAGATAAAGATTTAGAAATTCCTAGTGTATATTCTCAAACTTTTGAAGTTCCTTTTGATTCTCAAAAATTTGATAGAGTAGGGTTTGGAACAGCAACAACATATGCAGTTGTAAAAGATTATATTGTAATTAATAAGTCTTCACCAGATAAAAACCCTTGGTCACGTTATAATAGATGGACACATAAATCAGTTATAGAAACTAGTGCAATAATTAATAAAGAAATTCCTACATTTGATGAAACATTAAGAGCACAACGTCCTATTATAGAATTTGATGCAGGATTAAAATTACATCAATTTGGTACTGGTGCTAAAGACAATGTTACTTTAATAGATACAAAAACAACTGATGTAATGTCTGATATAGAAGGGTCAACAGGATATTATGTAGATGGTACATTACTTGCACATGGCACGAGGTTATTAGTTACTGCTGATACTGACTCAACTGTTAATAATAAAATTTATGATGTAAACATTATAGATTTTACTGTAGATGGTGTAGTTACAAAACAAATTGCTCTTAAAGAAGCTTCGGATACCACTCCAACTACTAATGATGTTGTGTTAGTTAAAAATGGAACTCTTAATAGTGGAAAAATGTATTATTATACAGGTTCTAAATGGAAAGTAACTCAAGCTAAAACTAAAGTTAATGAGTCTCCTAAATTTGATTTATTTGATGATAGTGGTATTAGTTTTTCAGATTCATCTACATATACAAGTACTAATTTTTTCGGAAATAAAATTTTTAGTTATAAAGAAGGTACAGGAAGTAATGATACAGAATTAGGATTTCCTTTAACATATCAAAATGTTTCTAATATAGGAGATATTGTTTTTGATTTTAATTTAATTAATGAGACATTTTCTTATCAATCTGGGGATACTGTATTAACAACAAATACTAATTCAGGATTATTAAGAAAATATTCAGATTTAACTACTTTTAAAGTTGTGTCTGGCTGGGAAACTGCTGATGTTAAAAGCTATCAAAGAGTTGTTAGACAATATGATGTATCTACTCTAGTTAATGATTTTGCAGTAGATGTATATGATAAAAGTGGTGATATAAATGACCTAGATGTTACAGTTTTTGTTAATCATAAAATTAAAAAATTAACAACTGATTATGCTATTAATAGAATTAATAGTATAGCATATATAAGATTTACAAAAGATTTAACTGCTGGAGACATAGTTCATTTAAAAACAAAAAGTGCCACAATAAAAAATAAAAATGGATATTACGAATTTCCTAAAAATCTTGAGTCTAATCCATTAAATGATAAATTGTCTACATTTACTTTAGGACAAGTAGGAGATCACATAAATTCAATAGTAGATGAAGTTCCAGGATTTGAAGGATCGTTTCCAGGTAGCAATAATTTAAGAGATTTAGGTAATGTATCTAAATATGGAAGAAAATTTCTACAACATTCTGGATTAATAAATCTTGCTTTATATCATATTTGTAATAAAGAAGCCAATATTGTTAAAGCAATAAGACATTCTCAACATGAATACACAAAATTTAAAAGGTTATTTGTTGAACAAGCAAAAAATTTAGGATTTGACGGCACACCAGCTCAAATGGTCGATGAAGTAATTAAAAGACTGAATAAAAATAAAAGAAAAATTACATATCCTTTTTATTTTACAGATATGATAGGATATGGTGGAGCAAAGAAAACAACATTTACAATTACAGATCCAGGTAATCCATATTATCAATTAACAAATGTATTTTCATTAGATGAATTAAGTTCAAAATCTATATTAATTTATAAAAATGATGCACAATTATTACATGATACAGATTACACATTTACAACAGAAGGATTTATAAAAATTAAATCTACTTTAATATTAAATGATATTCTTACTATTGTTGAATATGAATCAACAAATGGTTGCTTTATTCCTGCAACACCAACGAAATTAGGTTTATATCCTAAATTTATACCATCAAAATATAGTGACACTACAGCAATAACTCCAGTCAATGTGATTCAAGGTCATGATGGAAATATTAGTGTTGCGTATGATGATTATAGAGATGATTTATTATTAGAATTAGAAAAAAGAATTTACAATAATATTAAAGTAAAATATGATACAGAAATATTTAATTTAACAGATTTTGTTCCGGGAGAATATAGAAAAACAGATTATTCTTTAAGTGCTATCAATAAAAGTTTATTAATAGATTTTACTAATTGGTTATCATATGTAGATAATGTCGATTATACAACAAATTCATATCATAGTGGAACTAATTCGTTTACTTACAATTATGGATATATGTCTAGTCCAGATGGAAATCCTTTGTTAGGACACTGGAGAGGTGTTTATAAACACGCTTATGATACAGATAGACCACATACACATCCTTGGGAGATGTTAGGTTTTGTGGAAAAACCAACTTGGTGGGACACTACATATGGGTCAGCTCCTTATACTAGTGATAATTTAATTTTATGGCAAGATTTACAAGACGGTGTAATTAGAGAACCTGATAAAAATGTTGTAATAAAAGATGATTATAAAAGACCAGATTTATTAAAACATATTCCTGTTAATTCTTCAGGAGAAGTTATAAGTCCTCTTGATAGTAATTTTGCTCAGGAGTATGTTCAAGAATATACTCGAAATCCTTTTAAATTTGGTGATCATTCTCCAGTGGAAAATGCTTGGAGAAGAAGTTCGGATTACCCCTTTGCAATTATAACAGCATGGTTAGTAAATCAACCAAGTCATGTTATGTCTTTAGGATTTGATAGATCAAGAGTAATTAGAAATAGTGCAAAACAAATTGTATATAAAGATACAAGTTCTAGATTTAAATTAGCTAATTTAAAATTTCCAAATTCAGTTAATGATAAAACAGTAGTGCATACATCAGGTTTAATAAATTATATTTTTGAATACATTGAAACTGACGTATTAACAAATTATACTGATTACAGAAATAATGTTAAAAAAATTACTAATCAATTAGGATTTAAAATTCGTGGTTATACTAAAAAAGACAAATTTAAATTATTATTAGATAGTAAATCTCCTACAAATACAGGTAGCGTATTTGTACCAGATGAAAATTATCAAATCATTTATAATACAAGTTCTCCTATAGATGTATTAACTTACAGTGGATTGATTATAGAAAAATTAACATCTGGATTTACAATTAAAGGTTATGATAAAAATGATCCAACTCTTAAATATTTTGCACCTATAACAAAATCAATGGATCCAGAATTTACAATAGGAGGTATAAGTGCTTCTTATGTTAATTGGGCAGAAAATAAAAGATATGATGTAGGAATGATTGCAAAATTTAGTAATGATTTTTATTCTACAAAAGAACAACATATGTCGGGTACAACATTTGATGATACAAAATTTATTTTATTAAAAGAGTTACCTGTTGAAGGAGGATCTTCAGCAAGATTTTCTCAAAATTTCGAAACTACTACATCTGAAATTGCATATGGTACTTTGTTTAGAAAAATTCAAGATGTTGTTGATTTTATTTTAGGTTATGGAAAATATCTTGAATCTAAAGGTTTTCAATTTAATGAATTTAATCGTGATATAGGTTCTGTTGCTAATTGGCAATTGAGTGCTAAAGAATTTTTATTCTGGACTACGCAGAATTGGGGAGAAGGATCAGTTATATCTTTAAGTCCATTAGCTAATAAATTAACGTTAAAAACAGAATATAGTGTAGGAGATAATGTATTTGATAATTTTTATGACTATACATTATTTAAAGAAGATGGAACTAAATTTGATAAAGAATTTATAAGAGTAGTAAAAAAATATAATGACTATGAATTGTTAACTAAAAATACTATTAATGGAATTTATTATGCTAAGATTCCTTTAGTTCAAAAAGAACACGTTGCATTAATTGATAATACAACTGTATTCAATGATACAATATATAATCCAGAGACAGGTTATAGACAAGATAGAATAAAAATTCTTGGTTATATTACAGAAGACTGGACAGGTGGATTAAACGTTCCAGGATTTATTTACGACCACGCTCTAGTTGTTGATTGGGCACCTTATACTGATTATGCAATGAGTGATTTAGTTAAACATAAAGAATATTATTATACTGCTAAAAATAAAATAAAAGGAACAGCTACTTTTGAAGATGACGAATGGAACAAATTAGAAGGTAGACCTAAAGCAGACTTATTACCTAATTTTGAATATAAAACTAATCAATTTGCAGATTTTTATGATTTGGATACAGATAATTTTGATTCAAGTCAACAAAGAATGGCACAACATTTAATAGGATATCAAAAAAGACAATACTTACAAAATATAATTAATGATGATGTATCTCAATATAAATTTTATCAAGGATTCATTCAAGACAAAGGAACTAAAAATTCATTAACTAAATTATTTGATGCATTAAGTAGTGCAGATAAAGATAGCGTAGAATTTTATGAAGAATGGGCTATAAGAAAAGGGCATTATGGTGTAACTCAAGGATTTGAAGAAGTAGAATATATTTTAGATGAAAGTAAATTTAGACTTAATCCACAACCTATTGAATTAACTAACACCATAGATTCAACAATTACAGATCTTGTTATAAGACAAAAAGATAATGAAACATATCTTAAACCTGAAGGTTATGCACATACGCCTTTCCCGACCAAATATATTAAAGATACATATTTGCGTACTGCAGGTCCAGTAGATCCTAGTGATATAGATTTTACTATAGCAAATT